AACTATCACAACCAAAAGAACCAAGATGCTCATTTCCAGGATAATACTTTCCGTTTCTTAGTTGTTTTTTATTTTGCAATTCGTATTTAGGTATCCAACTAACCAAGAATCTACCTGTCTTATTTGGTGTCCATATTACTCTAGAATCCTTTATTCCATTTTCCCAATGAAAACTTCCTCTAGTTAAATACTTAGCTTTCATTAACCCATCGTTATAATCTATCTGTTGATATATCTTAGTTAAGTTAAACAAAGACTGCTTACTCTCATCTCTAAATGCGTGTGACTCAGTCCTTGGAAACTGTCTGTAAAACTCATTTAATGCATCTGCATCATTTTTTAAAGAATCGACTTCGTTCTCCCAGTAATTAATAGCTCCTGTAGTAATGTATTCACCATCATTTCCTTTGGTTGGTTTTTCTGGTGTTTTTAAAACAGGCATACCATACTTATCTATATATCCTTCAAAATTCCACTCCATTGGAATAAACAAAGAATACAAGCCTGATTTAGTTTGACCATTTGCATTTCTAGTTTTAGCATCTGAATCGTAATACAGTTTTTTAAAATTAGAACCACCTTTATCTAAAGCGTTGGAGGTTGATCCCATCATACACTTTCCAATAACCTTACTACCTAACCTTAAACAAGTTTTTGTTACACGCCAATTATTAAGTATGTTCTCAGGCTTTTCCCACTTACCACTTTCATCGTGTATTAGTAACTGTAGTTTCTCTCCATCATAGGAGTTGTCAGAAGTGTTACGCCAATCTATTGTGGTATCTAACCCTTCAAGTTCTTGATTATCAGATAGATACATATTACGTTTAGTAATCTTACTTGCTGGAACACGATAGGATAATTCTGTCTTTGGCTTGTCCATACCATCTTGAATAGGTTTAAAAAAGAAAGGGTAATTATTAGATATAGGAACTATTTTATCTGTAAACATTTTCTTGGCATCTGTTCCAGTTTTAGATAACACTCCTATTCTTGCATCTTTAGATATAGTGGCTGTGTTAACAGTTTCCGAGGAACCCATAAATGAAAACCCAGAACGCCTTATCTTTAAATAACACATTCCAAAACTTCTTTTGTCTGCCTTACAAGCTTCCCAAAACAAAAAGAATATTCTATTAGCTTCCCTAAACTCAGGGTGACCTACGTCAATCTTCGTCCATTGTAAATAACAATAATGAGTCCCTGTAATATAGGTAGGATTGCCATTATTATTAAACCAAAAACCTTCTTCTCTCCTATCAAATTCCTGTTCAATATAACTCACCCAGACATCTTTGAAGTCAGAAGACATTTCGTTCCATTGAAATATAGACTTTATTTTAGATAATGATTTTGGATATTCAAAAGGTTGCCAACACTTTTCTTCATTAGAGTAATACTTAGAAGGCGTTTTAGGTAATCCAATTCTCAAACCTTGAATTTCATATATGTCACCTAGTGTCCCGTCTTTAGAAATAACTACAATGTCGTATTTTTCATTGTATCCATATTCCCAGTTTTTGGCTTTATTTTTCTTAGCCATTGCTGTTCTTGGAACAACATCTTGTAAAACTTTATTTAGACCTTCTCTCTGCAAAACCTTGGTTACTGCTTGTTTTATTTACACTATTTAAAGCCTCTTCTTCAGCATCAATACGATTAAGTATTTCAAACGCATCAAAGATTGCTAGTTTTTTTGTTGCTGCTGCATTCTTTAATCTGTCTGCCGCTAGCTCATCATCTAGGTCAGGCTTAATTATTTTTTCTTGAGCTACTTTTATTAATTGTTCTACCGCAGCTCTACCTGCTTTAATAATTTTTAATTTAATTTCTTTACTCATAACATCATTGTTATATTTTTAGATTTCATTCTATATAGAGTTTGATTATCTATTTTAAACCCATACTCAGACTCTGGCTTAAAACAAACTTTGTCTCCTGTTTTTACACCTAAAGAAGTTAACTCTGGATTAGTTATTTCAATAGTTCCTGTAAGAGCTTGATATTTGTCACTGTTAAATATAACAGATTCTTCTTTAGAAGATGGTTTAATAAAGCAATAATCCAAATGAGATTTCCACTTGTTATCTTGCTTATACATAAAAAACTGATTAGGCTCTACTATAAATAGATTATCTTTTAAGAAGCTCCTGCCACTTTTTTCTCTACCCTTCATATCGTTGTAATACTTAAACACGTTGTGGTGTACTACTAATATGTCACCTATCTTTATTTCACCTTTGTAGTTAAGTGGTGTTGCCACTACATTAGCAAAACGATTTGAGACGGTATGGTCTTCTTTAGAGGAGCTAGTAATAAAGTCTATGCCTCCTATTTTTTTTACATTATCGTACCTGGTGTCATTAACCGGAGTTACAATAAAACCAAAAGGTGACTTCATACTAAAAATTGATATTATATTCTATAGAAACTGGAATAGTGGCATTAAAACTTTTCCAAAGAACAATTTCATTTTCTCTAATAATCCAAATCTTAAAACAATCTTTTTCGTGTCTTATATGGTGTATGGTGTAATTACCTCCTAGAACATCTTGTCCGATAAGGTAATGCATTGCCCCAGACTTATAGTCAGGACCAACTGATATTTTTCTAATTTCCATTTCATTTGATTTTAGTAAGCTTTACGGAAGTGGCTCTACAGGAAATGCAGCAATATATGCATCTTTCACAGATTGAGTCCAAACAACATTAGCAATTGCAGCAACTTCTGAATTTAAAGTAGCAACATCTGTTGTAGGTGGATAACAAGTTCCGTTTAAAGATTCAGATATTAAAACCCCATCTTCCATCACTTTTACTTTTTCTTTGTAATTTATTTCTTTAAATTGACCTACAACCTCTATAGATGCAGATTCTGTTTGTTTTGTTATTGCCATTTTTATTGTTTTCTATATATTATTGTTCCTGAGACAATGTCTCCATTTTGAAAGATTGGTTGTCCTGCTGAATCTACTAATTCAAACAATTGACCAGAAACGTGTGTAGAACTATCTTGGTCATAGTTAAAAGATTTTAATCTAATATTAGATGAGTTTGTTAGTATATCACCAGTAACCGGAGTGCTTACTGGAGAATTTCCTACGTTACTATTCATTTTAGTAAAATTTATAGATCCAGTTCCAGCCACCCCGCTTATGGGCAAGCTTATGTCAACTGATCCATAACCTATACTACCTGATCCAAAAGTAAAAGTGAAAGAAGCAAATACCATATCTCCTATAACTCTGTAGCTTCCTGAAGAAGCACTAAGTGAGGCAGAGCCACCAACACTAAAAGAAACTGTAGGCCCTGATGACCAAGTAGCTTCTGTATATGTATCTAAAGTACTTCCGGAAGAACCAAATTTTAAACCGCTATCAAACTGAGTTAGTTTGTAGTTAACAACAGCTGCACTTGAAACACCTATAGCGTTAGCTCCGTTATGTGCTAATAATAAACCTCCTGAGGCGGCATATAAACCTCCTATTGCTCCTACTTCTATAGAAGGATTAGCAAGTGTCCCTGCTGGTGCAGACAGCTTATCGCCCGATAAAGTAAATACTGAAGAAACACTTGCTGTAGTAGAGTTAGAGTAGGTAGCTAAACCATCAGCTGTTGAGCCAGAAAAGGTTATTCCTCCTCCAGCAGCGGCAGCCCACGATGCTGTAGTTCCATTAGATGTTAATACGTAAGCGTTTGTTCCTATCGCTAGAGTAGAAGGAGCGCCATTAGAGTCTCCCAAGAAAATACTCCCCTGTGCTAAGTTAGGTAAATCATTTGTTCTTCCTGTAGCTGTTACTTGTATACTTCCTTGAGCACCTGTTTTAGTAATTATTCCAACGTTCTGAATTAAAGAAGTTCCAGTTGGTTTGTTTCTAGTAAGCATTAAGTCTCCTGGAGATCTTGCCGCATTCACATAAACAACATCTCCTACAGCAGCAGAGCCTGTTCCGCTAATATTATTTGTGTTTATTGATTTTAATATTCCAACCTGAATCATTAAACCCGAACTAGTGCTTTCAATATTTTCAGCAGCAAGACCAATGCAAGGCATATTAGAACTGCTGTTTGCTTGAGCAACCTCAACAGAAACTACTCCTGAAACTTCACCAACAACCCTTAAGGGGTCTCCTTTTAATATTTGACTTGAAGTGTTATTTCTTACTACTTCTACCACATTACTGTCAGTATATTCTAGTCCATCTGCAGCAGCGTTAACTCTTAATGATTGAGCTCTACTTCCTAAAGCAACTAGTCCTGTTCCTCCATTTGCCACTACTAAAGTACCGTCTAGTGTAAATGTTCCACTTGCGGTAATTGGGTTAACAGTATCACTAGTTATGCTTAAACCAGTTGTTCCCGCACTCAAGCCAACACTAGTAACTGTACCTGATCCTGAACCACCATAAAGATTTGCTATACTTTGTAAAGTAAAGGTCTTTGTTTCTTTTGAAGAAGCGTCTGTTCCTATTACATAATCTGCACTTACAGGAGCTGCTTTGGTGGGGTAGGTGGTAGTGTTACTTATTTTCGCCATTTTGTGTTATTGTTCCGTGTTCTAAATTAATTACAGAGTTTTCTCCGTACTTCTTTATTAATTCACTTTCAATTGATTCAAATTCAACTCTTATTAAATCTACTCTTTTAATAACTGAGTTTTTTTGTATCTCTAATTCTCCTAGTTGCACTTTTAGTGATTGAAACTCTGAGTTTAATTCTCTTAAAGATTTTAATTCTTTTTCTTCTAATTTCATTTGATTTGATTTATTTTTACAAAGATAATCATTTTCTACGGGATGCTGAAGAACCATAAAAATAACCAATTATACTTAAAACAATTCCCTCTGTTACCCCGATTAAATGAATCCAAATCTCTTTATTATGGGTTGGTATCTCTAAATAAACAATGGCATAAACCAAGAAGGAAAAACAAGAAAGGCCAACCAAACCTGTTAAATTAAACATAAAGTCAAAGCGATTTGCTTTAGCTAATTCCACTTCTCTGTTTCTAGCCGAGTCTCTGTCATCCACCTCTAACTTGTAAAGCTCTACCACTTGCTGATGTAATGCAGCTTTTTCTTCTGGAGTTAAATCAGGATCTTGACTGATTACATTTTTGATTATCCCAAGTGTTCCACTAGAAGGAAGGATATCTCCAATAGCATCTAATACTTTAGGAGCTTTTTCTTTTAACAACTTGCCTATTGTAGTATCTTTTAATTTCTTTTTCATCCCGAACAGCTTTCACAATTATCATCATCTATACTGCAGGTTCTTTCCGGCACTGTCTGAGACTCTAATCTTTTTAGCATTTTCTCAAATTCTGTTTCTTCTTTCATCTACCTAAAAATAATCCTTCTATAAATGTTCCTACTCCTGTTACTATTACCGCTATAGATGTCCAAAACTTCTTCTCTAATCCTCTAATTCTTTTTTCGTGGTCGTTCTTTTGCTTACTAATCTCTTCTAGTTGGTGCTGCATTACAGCCTGTCCTTGCAAAAGTTGGTTTATTTTATCTTCCATAAATTTTATACTTAGTTCTGTTGTTGTCGTCTTTATATGCTACTAGTATTCTATTTCTTTGTGTTCGAGTTGTGCTGTAACTTACGTGTACCCAAGAAGGGTTTTGATCTGTTCCAAACTCCCAAATTAATTGGTCAAAATTCAAGTTGTCTTTAATGAAATGAAATACTTCTGCGTTATTTGGAGCATTGGCATAATCTCTGTCTAAATCAATTGCTTCTCCTTTACAGTGTTGTGAAGTGGCTACGTACTTACCATCTATGTATTTATGGGCGCCTCCTATGGCTTTGTTAAGAGCTTCTGAACGATAACCACTGCTAATACTAAAAGGAACGTCAAAATGCTCTCTAATCGGCTGAAATATATTCTCAGCTAATACCTTCATATTCTCGATGTGTTCTTCTGTAGGTAGGTTTTCTATACCTTTTCTTTCAGCAGTTCCGCTTTTCAGCATTTCAGAAAGAGATAAGTTTTTAGATAGTTTCATTTTTTGATTCTGTTTTTAGCCGTTAATAATATTCTTTCCTCCATCTTAGCTAGTTTTACTTTTAGATTCATATTCTCTTGAATAAGCTCATCTATCTTTACCTCTAAGCTGGATATTTTTTCTGTAAGCCTTGCTATCTGGTCATCTTCTTTTTGAGCAGAGATATCTATCTTCTTTTTAATTATATTCCATATCTCCTTGACTCCAAGTGCTGAAATCAAAGCTATCAAGAGAGTTTCTTCCATATTACTTGCCTTGACCACGGTACTTTGGTTTGTGTCCCGTTTGCCCTTTGGATGCATTCTTAGAATGTACCCCTGGTCTTTTTGTGGTTATTTTTCTTCTATAAGTCACTACTCAGGATCTGCCGGTGTCCATTCTGGGGTAGCTAATAAAACTAGTATCTCTTCGTGAGTGTAGGTCCCTACTGGAACTAATGACCCGTTAGTGATAAAAGAAGGTTCTACCTGGAATGATAAAACGCCTTCAGTATTTGCTACATTTCTACGCATTGTTTGAGCAGAAGATTGGTTCACCTGACTAAATAAAACTGAGTTCGTGTCAGATAGGTTGATTACTACATAAGTTGTTGCCATTTTTTGATTTTTTACAAAGTTAATATTTTTTACGGAGTGTTACCACTTCCAGTAACTCTTGATACAACACTCATCCCACTTGATATTGCATTAGCTGTGCTATATGGTGCATCACCTACTAAATTACCTTCTGACATTCCGCTTGATACTCCATTAGCTGTTGTACCTACGCCGTTTGTTAAAGCATCCACACCCATACCATCACTCTCTCCATTGTTTGATCCTACTTCGTCAGCTACAATCCAATCATTTCCATTGAAACTACTATTTTCACCTAACTGCCACCAAGAAACTAGATTAGAATATGCAGAATGAGAATTTAAATTGCTAGGAAGACCTTGATTGTAAATTTCTGTTACTTGTGAAGATGTTAGAGCTGTGTTCCAAACAGATACATTTGAAATAGAGCCATTGAAATTACCTCCAAATTTTCCTTTACCAATAGTATTTTCAGTTAAAT